CTGTATCTCTTAGTAAGGTTGCTGGCATACCTACCCATTTAGTTAGTGTGCTTGTTGATGATCCGCCAACAGAAGATAGTGCTTCAAAAATTTCCATATCTTTAACATTGTAAAAATACTTTTGTCCATCTTCGTAAGCATGAACATAATTAGCATCTGTAATTGGGTTTCCATCGTTATCAAATTTTCTATTTCTTGTAACACCCATATTTTCAGCAAGACCCATAGTTTCTAAGTCTTTTAATAATTTTACTGTGCCATCATTTTTAAGTGCGGCTGTCAATATTGATAAAGAGTTTCTAGATATAGCTTCTATTGGGTCTACTGTTATAGGTGTGTCTGCTCCTTTAAGTGGTATATCAAGGGGGTTCTGAGGTAATGCGCCACCTGAAATAGTAGGTGCTTTAATTTTTGCCCTTTCTAATTCCTCTTCTGTCATTGCCATATCTCTGTAATATGGATAGTAATGTGAGTTCGCTATCCATTCAGCCGCTTGCTCCGCAGTGAGTATTCCTTTTTTCTGAGCAAACTCTACTAATTTATTGTTCCAGTTTTGATAGTTTTTGTAAGCCGCTACAACTTCTGGAAATTCTTTCTCTATTCGTTTTCCTTTTGCTCTATCTGCATCAGTAATTGGAGATGGTATTGCTTCACCAGTTTTAACATTTATCATTTCTGGTCGCATAATCTTTCCATATGTACCAAAAATACCTACCATGTCAAAATCAGTTCTCTGATAGAGCGGAGCCATAAATTGCATAAAGGCACCATATTCACCAGTTTCTTTACCATTTGCATCAACAAGCGCCATTCTTTCAATTACTGCAATAGATTCAGATGTTCCATCTTCTGCATTTTCATCTACAACACGATCAGTAACAAACCCCATTGTAAGCATACCCTGAAACACACCTCTGCTTCTGTCAGCCAATCTTAGATAAGCCATCGTTCTTGTAATAATATTATTATCTAATAATCTAAATGCTCTTGACTGTTCTTCTGCTTCTTGTTCTGTCCATGCTTTTTTAGTTTTAGGATTAATTCTACCTTCTTGTAAATACCATTCTGGCTCTTGTGCTTTTAATAATTGTTTTTCTACAGCAGATAATTTATCAACAAAGAGTGTTCTAGCTTGCCTGAACATATACCTAATGTTTTCTACAGGGTTCTGTATAACATCCATGATAGATTCAAACTGAGTTTTCTTGGTTGTTGATCTACCTACCCTATCTGTAGTTTCTGTTAACCAATCAGGTTCTGCCGTAGCAGCTACTGAAAACTTAGGTATCTCTGGCGTTGGTGCAGTAGGATCGTTGTTGAAATTGTATGCGGCTTCTATAGCAACGTCTGAGGCATTTAAATTGTAATGGGGTATGTTACCTCTAGGTGTACGCTTAACTGTTTCTTCAGCATTCTTTACGGCTCTTCTGCGAGCTATTGCTTCACTACTATTACCTTGACTACTATCTCTACGTTTTCTGGAGAATAGAGGTATGTCTAAAACATTTTGAGTAGGTAAGTTTTGTTCCTGTATAGATGCAGCATCAGCATAATCTTCTACTAGTTGACCATCATTCAGTTGATAGTCGTTGTAGTTATTAGGATCGTAAACCATAAATACTACATCAGGTTGACCTCTATTAAATGCCATAAATTCCTGTGGATTCCAATTATCTGGTGCTTCGTTTGGATTCCAATTAAGTCTTGATACTGCTTTAAATCCATTCATGGCATATAAGTCTGGTAGAACAGTATCGAAAGCATCTAGTTTTCTGCCACCTTGTTCAACACCTAAGAATAAAGAAGCTACACTAGCGTTCTTAATATCTGAAGTAGCATCTTTAAACAAACTTACTAAGTGACCATCAGGTTTTAATGCAAATCCTACACTACCATCCGCAGATAAAAACATTCTCATATCTTGATATTCTGGTATTGAATATCTATATACAGCAGAGGACTTGGTGTTATTCTCAGCTAACTCCATTGCTTTGCTGAATACATTAGCGTGTTGTGGTTTTAACTCTAGGAAATTAATTGGTGTGACACCAGCAACAAGTAAAGCATTATATGCTGTACTATTTTTCTTAATAGTGTGACTAGCGTTTAAGTCTACAGGAACTGTAGTTCCATCACTTAATGTGACTTGAGCATTTCCTCCAGTCTTTCTGGTGTAAGCTCTGGATGGCTTTTTAGAATCTTCTCTTCTAAAGTTCCTGTCAAACTCTCTTCTGATTTCTTTGACGACATTTGACTTAATGAATCTGCTTTTTCCTTTTGCTTCAAGACCTCGTCTAGTCTGGGAATAACTTTCTTGAAGTCCACTCCTTCTAACATATTCTCGTCTTGCTCTATCCAAGCTTTCTTGGTCATAATTACCTTCCTTAATTAATCTATCTGATATAGTACCATAATCTCTATCATTTGGTTCAATATTGCTTGAACCTAGTTTCTTGTAAAGCTCTTGTTCTGGCTTCCAAATAACTGCTTGAGCAGTAGCTATGTCAGTATCAATGCCATTCTCTGCTAACACTTCTACTGCACGATTCATAGCTCTTCTTATAAAGATTTTTTGCTGTCCAGTTTTAGGTTGTATGTTTCCACCAATTATTTGGCTTATAGCTCTAGCCGCTTTATTATCTGCGGCATCTTTATTTGTAAAACTTTTTCCTGTTTCATCTTTTTTAGAAAAATCTCTAAAGACTTTTACACCAGCTTCTATAGCAGCATCATCATCAGCTTGCATTTCATCATAATCAATATCAAGACTTTCTGCTCTTTCTCTTGATAAAGATTTTCTTAGTGTTGCTATATTTTTATTTAATACATTTGGATTACCATCAATCAACGTACCTGTAATCCTACCCCATGTACGCATGAACCAACGATCCATAGTAACTGTGTCGAAATTGCCTATTAAGTTTGGATAGAAAGCTCCTCCAATTTTTGATCCAAAAATACTGCTAAATAATAAAGATTCTGTTACTAATTCTTTTGAAACTTTGAATCCCATATATCTCATTTGCTTAACTGTAAAATCAGTTTCTAAAATATCTAAAGTCTTTGTAATGCCATAGTTCTCTATTAATTGATTAAGGGCATTAAAAGCTTGTTTCATTTGATTAGATGTTGTACCTGTTCCTTCTACTGGAAATAACCCTGTTTGCTTGTAGCCTTCATAAATTTTATTTGCAAAATCTAAATTACCCTCTACTGTTTGACCATTAGATGTAATAGCTATTGCAAGTTTGTATGCTTTTTCGTTAATTTCATTATCTGCTAACTCAGGATAGATAACGGACATATTAGATATCAGTCTATCTAAAGAATCTTTATACCAATCTTCAATGTTACCTTCTGCACTTAAACCAGTTTCAACTTCTGCCGCAATTATTCTGGCAATAGTTTCTAAGTTATCATCAGTAAACTTATCTAAAGGTTTGCCATGTGTTTTTATAGCAATAGCTTGTAACTCTTTTACAATGTCAGCTATTTTTACTGAGTTTGGCGGCTTCGCTTCAATTGACGGATCATATAATAAAGATAGGGAAGATACAGGTTTTACCTTGTCATCTAAATCTATTCTTCTCACAGAGAAAGCGGGAACATCAGTCTCCCTATCTGCTGCCTCTAAATTTTCTATTTCTTGTTCTAGATAATAAGCTTCCCGTTCTAATTTCATACGAGTATAAGGTGACATTTGATCCTGACTTAGCTGACCTCGTTTAAAATTAAGAACTTGTGTTAATTGATATATTCTATTTTGTAGATTGGATGGTCCTAAACGTATGCCTTGTTCTTCTCGCATTTTTTCGGCTGTTCTATTTCTATCGGGTTGTAGACGTACACCATCTGGTCCAAATAGTTCTCCTTGCCTAGAGAATAAAGGAACATCTCCTTCTTTTTTAAAGACAGTCGGAAAATCTTCTATAGCTTCAAGATGTCTACCTGTACCAACTACGGCTTTTAAAAATCTTACCGCTTCATCTTTTTTCTTTTCTGAAACTAATGCACCATCACCAGCTTCATATATAACTTTTCCTAAATCTGTAATTTCTCCTTCATTATGTAATTGTTCTATTTCATATACTGCTGCTTGTTTAGCTTCTTTTAAATTATTTGCATATAAACCTATAATTTCATTACCAATATATCTTTTATCATTTATAAGCATTGCATATTCTTGACCTTCGTAAAGACTATCATCTCTATATAGTTCAACATCTACACCTAAGATTTTTCCTACATTTATATTGCCTTCTACAAATTCATCTTTAACTATTTTAAAGTCACCTATTTCTTTAATAGCTTTAGGAGCTTGGTTTAAATAACCCAAACCAAAAATATTTCCTTTACTTCCAACTTCAGTTTCTAATGGAGTCCAAAATAATCTTTCATCTGGTTTTGTTTTTACAGAAAATGCAGGTGTAGGTTGCATTGATGCAAAAGGATTGTAACCACCTAGTCCAGATGGAGTTTGATCTATATCTCTGAGTGTTCTTACTTGTCCTCTGGTTCTTCTTCCTACTCTGCCAGATTCAATATCAGCAAATAGGTCTGAAGCTTTCTGATAACCTGAATTACGAAATGCCTGACCCATTGATTTAAAGAATTGAATAACTTTTTGAAATATAGTTTCTGCTTTAGGTGGTATATCAGGTTTAATATTTCTTGCTCTGTATAATTCTGCTATAGCTTCTTCAACATAAAGTTCTTCTGCTTTATACGGATATTTTTCTTCTAGGATTTTAAATGTAGGTTCATTTATCTCTAGTGACCTTTGATAAAAAGTTTTACCTGCAAACTTAGAATCAAATGTAGCTGGAACTTTTCTTGTCTTAGCTAACTTTCTAAGATATTTATATTCTTTTTCTGTAATTAAATCTTTAGCACGAAGTGCATGGATCATTTCGTGATTTATTATTTTATTAAGAGCATTTTGTATTTCTTGATCTGAGGCATTGCCATCTGGATTAACAGCATTTAAAGAAACATATACAACATCATTTATTCTATCGTACTCACCTTCAGCATCTTCTGTTTTTGTAGGATCAAGAGCAATCTTATCATCAACTTCTACAAGACCTGTAGGTGATAAAATATCGTTACTAATAACTATGCCTGTTTCTTTAAGTCCTGTTTTGTTTAATATCTTTCTAGCTTCTTTAGCAAACTTATTAGTCTTACCTTCTTCTAGTGCTTCAGCATAATTAATTTGTTGTTGTTCTATTTCTGTTGGTGGCAACAACTTAGCTTGCTTAACTTCTTCTTCTGCAACCATCTCGTCTATCATTTCAGGTGGAAGTTTGCCTTCAGCTTCTAGCCTTGTTCTATATTCTGTAGGTGTTTCATTAAAACCTTCTGACCTGCGAGCAATCTCAAACTCAAAATTATTTACCAGTCTATAGTTTTTAGTGCCTTCTATGCGTTCAGCTCTTCCACTATAAACAAGATCATCAAGAAATCGTTGGTCTTTGCCTAATGCTTGTAATGATTTTAAATCAAACGTAGATAATTGATCGCCAGCTTTAGCGACAAACTCATCAGTTTCTTCTGCTGTGTGTTTTCTAGTTCTGAAATCAGGGAATGGGAGTGCTTTAGTAAAGGGAGGTAGCGCATCAAGTCTTGCTAGAAATAATCTTCTAGCTCCTTCAACCTTAGTGTTAGCTATATTCTCTATGCCAGTCCATTTCTTGGCGGCATACTTTACGGCAGGGTCATTGAAGTTAAGCTCTATATTTTTCATAGCCGCAACTTCTTTGATAAATTGATTACTTATACTAGGATTAGTTAAAGCTGACTTAGATGCTCTAAATGCAATATCTGACATTTCTTTAAGTAATTGATTAAAGTCTTGAGGGTTTAAAGCTTTTTTAGCTTCTTCTAATGTATATGTTTCTTTTAAAGGTAAGCCTTTCTTTTTTAAATGTGCAGAAGCCCTGTCTAAGTTAGTTCTCTTAGATGTTAATGGATCAAGTTTATTAAGTTTCTTTCTTAATCTTTTATTTTGTTTTTGTATCTGCTCAACAGACCTAGTTTTATTTCTAGATAATAATTCTTTTGAGTTATCTGTTATTTGTTTTTCTATTTTAGTCTGTTCTTCTGCTTGTTTCTGTCTAGCAGTAGAAAGATTAATATCGTAGTTCATTAATACTTGCAAAGGAACTTCAGTAATATTTTTATTATTTAATCTTTTTCCTATTGCTAAACCAGTAGAACTGTTAATCAAACCTAGATTGTATAAGTCATTTTCTACTTTATTGTTTTCAACTTTGTTGTTGTACTCGTTAATAATCTTATCTTTTCCAACAATAGCTTGTGTTTCGTTTTCAAAAGTATCCAATCTTTTGTTTTCTTGTAAGTCTATTAAAGAAAATTTTCCATCAGCATCTCTAGATATTTCTATGTTTGGTGATGGTCCAATCTCATCTGGTAGTTCAAGTTCTGGTCTTACTGTAGCATCTTCTGGTTGTACTATATCTAGTGTGCCTTGAGCTTGTGCATCTAAAAATATTTTTCTTTTGTTTGCAAAATCTTTTTCTTCTATTTTTCTGTATCTCTCTTCAGCATCTTTTAAGTAAGAATCAGTAACACTTCTTTTTCTGCCACTCATACTTTTTAATACAAGGTTAGCTGTACCACCTATAATACCGCCAATAGTAAACTCATCAAATACACTCTCGCCTATTGGTAGCTCATCACTATATAAACCAGCCGCAGTAAAATCTTGCAAGTAACTAGCCATTACTTCTTGACCACCTTCTTGAACTGCACCAGTACCAAAGTATTTAATAGCTTGCATTATTTTGTCTTTAGTTTCTGGGTTACGCAATGCTGTCTTAGGAACTTTCTTTAAGAAACTAGTTATAGGCATTAGCTCTGTTAGTCCAATAACACCGCCAGTTAATGTAGCTAATGTTTCTGCAATAGGACCTACATCTTCACCAAGCTCTTTAGCCATCTGTATTCTATCTGCTTGTTCTGACATACCAGCAGGTACAGCAAGAGCCGCAGGTAATTGAAATGTAGGGCTAGCTAAATCCATACCAAGAAAAGGTCTTGTTACTGCTTTTCTTCCTACTGATAAAGCTCTACCTGCCATACCTGCACCTAAGAATGGCACAAAAGAACCAATACCTTCACCTAACTTAGTAGTAAACTTGTCTGCATATAAAGGATCAGCCGCAAGAAAAGAATCTTCTCTTAAAGATTTTTGTAATCCACGCAAGCCTTTTAATGTCGCACTATCATCGCCAATATCAGCTAGTGCAACTAATCCTTCAGGCACACTTAAAGCTAGACTAGCAGCACCTCTAGGTATTGCTTTTAAAAACTCACCAGCTTGATCTAATGCGCTAGTATCATCTAGGTCTACACCATATCTATTTTTGACAGCAGTAACTAACCGCATCCTTTCAGTAGGATCAGTTGGTATCTTTATTTTTTTACCATCTGGTAAAGTAAAGTTAGCCATATTTATTGCACAGTAGCAGCATCAATTGCAGACGCATCTGATTGTTGTGATGCTTCTATTCCAAGCTCAAGACTATAAGCATTATTTACTTCAGCCAGTCGTTTAGCCGCTTCAGTTGCACCAGCTATATTATTAGACTCCATCATAGCTGTTATTTGTGCAGATAAAGTAGAAGCTAGTTTATACAACTGATCAGCTTTATTGTACTCACCTTGAGAGTTATAGTAATTAACTTTAGCTTGTATTTCTTGTAATTGAGCTTCTACAAGTGGAGCTTCTCTTTTCCTAGTTTGTATATCACTTGCTATACCACTAAGACCTTTGGCTAACTCGCTAGTATCCCTAGCACCCATGAGGGCAAACCCCATGCGAGCCATATCATAAGGATCAAACCCAGTTTCGCTGCCTCTAGGTACAGAATCCCCAGACTCACTAGTAAGCCCGTTTCCAACATCTCCCTGAGTATCATCTATTTCTCCAGTTAAATCGCCATCTCCAAGACCGCTTGCATAAGCTATACCTCCTATACCGCCAGCAAGACCAGCTCTTCTTTGAATTATGCTTCCTAATTTGCTTGCTGGAATGCTTTTACCCGGAGCAACTCCCATTCTTTTTAAATATGCCGCTTTCATTTTTGGAGACATTCTATTAAAAGCAAATTTACCTATTGGTTCTGATACTTTTTTTGCATAACCAGCACCAAATCTTTTTGCTAATGCAGGTATTCCATATCTTCCTAAAGCCCATAAACCTTTAGCTCCAAGACCAATAGGATTAAACATAGTTGCGGCAGTTAATCCTGTAAGACCTGCTTTAGTCAAATTTATACTCCCATCTGGATTACGGAAACTATACCACGCTGGTGAACCACCTCTTTCTTCTGGTGAACCACCTTCTTGGTAGCCAGTCCTTCCGCCTTGAGCCATAAGTGCGGGCATCCCACCTGATGAAGTAATTTCGGATGAGGAAGGCGGAACACCCGCTAAACCTTGTGGACCTCCTGCTAAATCTTGAGCGCCTCCTGCTAAACCTTGTGGACCTCCTGTAAAATTAGCAACAACTTCATCCGCTACAGTAGTGCTTGGTTTTTCCATTGCCACTCTTTCAGCGTTATACGCTTTTTCTAATAGTGTTCGTCTTTGTATTTCACTGAGAACTAAATAAGAAGGGTATCCGGCATCAGGATTATTGACCATTTGTGCCAGTTGATCTTTAGGCACATATTCTAACTCTGCTGCTGCTTCTATTAAGTTTGCCATTATGATCCCATCCCTTTCATTAAACCAAGACTACCCAATCCCAATCCAGCCATTGTCTGGAATAACCCCGGCTGTCGTTGATAAGTGCTTGTTGTTTGCGATTGCGGCATTGGCATTCCACGAATAAGGCTGCTGTAGAAACCAAGTTGCTCTTGCGGATAACGTCTTTGTCTCTGGAAATCTTCGTAACCCATATCAAGTCCTGCTTGTCGCATTGCTCTTTGTTGCATACCGACACCCTGTAATGCCTGTATTCTTTGCATTGCATCAGCTTGTCTGGCTTGCCCTAATCCCATTTGAGCTTCGCCAGCCATAAGACCATAACGACTGGATACATCATAGGCACCCTGTTGAGCCGCTCTTTCTCTTTCTAATTGTTGTTGAGCCGATTCAAATGCTCTTTGGCTTCCTCTGGTTTGTATATCACCGAGTTGTGTTCCTAGATTACGTTGTCTTTCCGCTTGCATGATGGCTTCACGATAACCGCCTAAACCGCCTGATTGGGTTGCTAAATCAGCCACCCTGTTAGACATGATATCTGATTGTCGTCTAGCTTCTCTTTTCTCGACATCAATGACATTCTGTTGATAAGGCGACATGAACCTGTCAAGATTTTGCTCATAACCCATTGGGGAATAACCACCAATGCCAGAAAATCTTTCCCCTGCTTGCGTAAATTGTTGCGGGGTACCGGCTCCAGCATATCCGCGAGTCATCGCTTGAGATTGAATCTCATCGGGGGAAAAATATCCTAATCGTTGACCGCCATAAGGAGTATAAGGTTGTAAGGACTCTGTTTCAGCCCTTCTCATTGCCCTTTTTACATAAGGCTCTGCATATGGCGGCAATGTTTGCTGCTGTACAGTAGTTGTTGTTGGTTGCGCTGGTGCGCTACTTCCTCCTCCACCTGACATTATTTTATCTCCTTAAATTTCATTTCAAAATGAACATGGCTTTCTTTCCAATGATCATTCTTTTTTGTTGACCAATGAGAAAAGCCTTTCCTTCCCATTGCTTCTATACCATTACATTTATTATCTTTAGCCCAACTATTTAAAATAGGTCTGCCGATTTCAATCCATTCCTGCATATTCTTACCGGCTAATTGAGAAATATTTAACATTTTCAATCCTGTAGGATAGTAAAGAAAAGTAGTCACTACACACCCTTTAATAACATCTTCTTTTTCATCAAAAGCTATCCATAAAATGGCTTCATTTTTTATAATTTGTTTATAAATAGTATCTGGGGTGTGCCTTCCATTAGATCGTTTACATGATCTTTCCAAATATTTTTTTATATCCTTCCATACTTTAAAAATATCATTAGGCAATATTGCTGAAAATTTTATTTCATCCATTTCTACAGCCGTTTGGTTCATGCTGGCAATAATCCTCCTGCATTAGCAAGTCTGGGTGCTTGCCTAGTTGTTCCTGTTTTAGCTTTTCTTACCCTATCCATCATGCCATAAAGCTGATCTGCTCCAGCATCTGAACTGCCATCACCCAGCATGGATACCACATCAGCAGGAACTATAAACTCATCTTGGGATACAGCTATCTGTTCTTGATTGCCGATAACTCCATTAATATCGTCAGCCATACCACCGCCACCTGTACCTGCTATCTGACCTTCTGTCTGGGCATCTGGAGCCAGTTGTTGTAGCACAGAATTTCTTAACTGCATGAAAGCTTCATTACCATATTTAGCTAAAAATTGGCTAACAACTTCTTGATTACCAGATTCGCCTAGAATAAATAGTACAACTTCTTGGGTTAAAGGATCATCCATAATGGAAACACCAGCTTCGGCTTCTACAGGATTTATAACTTCCCCTGAAACCTCGGTCACGCCTTGATTTTGATATCCCGTTCTTCCGCCTTCTGCTTTCCTACGCCTACCTCCTCCTCTACTTCTATCTATTCTTCTTTCTTGAGGCAATACTTCTTCTTCAGTAACTGCTGGAGGAGCAACTACCGGAGGAGCAAATACCGGAGGAGGTGCATAGGCACCTGTCTCTAATTCTTCTGGGGTTAAACCTAATGATATCGGTGCCAACGTACTAGGGTCTATTGGAATAGTAGAAGGTATATCAGGAATAGCGGATGGCGGAGGTAATGTAAGACCCATGCCTCCTAAATTTGGGGGAGCTACAGCTCCTTGACCGCCAACAGGACCTGTTTGAGCAACCATAGATGGAACTACTGGAGGTTGCACTACTGGCGCTGGAATTACTGGCGCTGGAGCTACTGGAGGTATATCAAGACCTAATGTTTCTAACTCTTCTCTATTTAAATCTGTAATATCAGGAGTATAAGTGGAAGGCGCTGTATATCCTGCCGTTCCCGATGCTTGGTTATTCCAAATAGCAGTAGGCTCAATTGGGTCTCCATATTGATCCATAGGTACGCCAGTATCCATCATTTCATCATATCCAGTTGGATCAGACCAGTCTCCTATATCAATTTCTTCTGAAGGTATTGCAGGACCTACTGGTGTAGGAATATCAATTATCGGTTGCTCAACTACAGGCTCTTCTACTACTGGAAGTGGCTCAAAAATGGGGTCATCAATATAAACAGGAGGATCATATGGTCTTGGTTGGTTTTCATAGTCCATAGGTGCATAAGGATCAACTACATAAGGTGATCTAGGTGCATTATAAAAAGATTGATAACCTGCTGTTTGGGTTGGATCAAATGGTCTAAATTGTTGGTCGGTGATCGGTGATACACCACCAGCTATCTGATTTTGTGCATCTACCCAATCACTATCTCCAAAACCACTTCTTATTTGTGCTGAACTAGGATTTAGATTTTTAAAATAAGACATTTCAGGTTGGAATCCAGACTGATAAAACGGACTGATAGGAAGAGCTTCAATAGCCTGAGTGGGTTTCCATTCTTTGTCCTTTCTATCCACGTTACCTCCGCCTCCACCGCCTCCACCGAGACCTCCACCACCTTGATAACCAATTCTTCCGCCTTGAGCGGCAAATGTTCTATTACCTTGAAGCATTGGCACATATTCAGGATGCTCTGCTATCATTCGATTGTATTCTGCTTCATTCTTTCTTTTTAAATCTGCCATCTGTTGTGCGAATTGTTCTTGTGACTCCATCATTCCAAGTCCAGAAGAACCTGCTAACATAGGAACAAATGTTCCGGGTTTACTAGCTGCCGTACCTAATGCTCCCCATGAAAATGGTTGCGCTCCTGCCGAACTACCCGGAATATTTAAAGTAGAACCAGCTTGAATTAAATTTGGATTAGTTATAGATGGATTAGCAGCCATCCATGCAGCTTGGTTTCCACCATGAGTACCCATTAATCCACTAAGTGTATCTCCTGATACTACTGGTGTTGTAGCTGCTCCTGCTGCTCCTGCTGCTTCTTTAGCTGCGAAAGGACCACCCATCATCGGTAATAATTTACCCAGACCATAACCTGTTAATCCAGCTAATAAACCTTTCTGCGCATCACCTGTTTGTGCAAATGTAGCTAAACCAGAACCTAATGCCGCTCCTCCTATAGTACCTATGCTGCCGCCTAACATTCCAGCAGTGCCTAACGCACCGCCAGCCAATGAGCCTAATAATGGTACCAAGAAAGGAAGGAAAGCTTCCGGTTGCCCTGTTTCTGGATTAGTTGTTATAGGCATTACTTGTGATAATCCTGCAACTTCTGCTGGATTAACGTGCATTAACATGGAATCGCCATAACGACCCTGTGCCGCTACATTCTGTGCTTGTTGTACTAAACCGCCTCCTGCATAAGTACCATACTGTCCTTCAGGCATATTCTGTAATGCTGCCATTCTTCTTTGTCTTTCTCGTTCTATTTTAGCTAACCTTATTTTCTCTGCCCGTTCTTTCTTTTTATTCCTAACTCCAGTTGCAGCGTATAACCAATCGACATCAATTGTCTCAACTATACTTCTTGTATCGAGGTTATTGTCTTGAACAAACTCTGATAATGTATAAAGAAAATCTTTTCTTATTAAATCAGTATTTTTTGCAAGACTCTCTGCTCCTTCACTTGCGTATTTTTTAACTATATCTGCATACTTTGTAATTAATTTTTCTGCACCTTTACTAGCTTTAGTAACATCTAAACCAAGTTCTCCAGATTTAATGTATTGATCGGCTCTATCTAATCCGTTAATTACTGCACCAACATCCTCATTTAAAAAATTAGTAATACCACCTTTTATTGCATCTGGTGCTTCATCTACTGCTTTATTAACTGCTTTTGTAGCATTTTCTGTTGCTTTAGCAACTTTCTCTGAAACATTAGCAGCAACAGGTTCTAGTGCATTAAAAATACCAGCTCCTAATTCTTGCAATGTTGGCTGACCAGAAACACCAAGACCAACTGGCATCCCTGTATTTGGATCATACTCGATATTAGATGCGCCCGGTATTTGACCTTCATCAGGTGCTGGTCTTTTAAACCAATCCCATGCTGATTTTCCTAATTCTTGTAATGTTGGCTGACCAGAAAGATCAACACCTGCGGACATTCCACCCGCCATTTCCACATTAGACATACCAGCTATTTGTTGATCAACTGAAGGATGAACAGGCTGCAAGAAAGGTTTTCCCATATCGGATGGTACTGGAATACCATCTATCATATCGTGGGTAGGCATTCCGGCAATAGCGCCTTGATCGGCTGGAGGAGTCACAGTAACTGGTGTTGCTGCACCGGGTACATTCATCATTCTGTCGTAATAGATTAAGTCTCTATCTTTAATTTGTTGATTAGCATCCATTAAAGCATCTACTGTAGTGCCGTATCTTCTAGCTAATGCTGACAAGGTATCACCTTGTTGTATTTTATATTGTGCCATTATCTAACCTCTTTAGTTTCACAGCCGAATAAATTAAAACTGACATCAGCTCCGCTTGCGTATACTTTTATTACATCAGTTTGTGCCAATGTCATTCCTATAACTACTGTTCGTGTGGTAGTTGCCGCCAATGATTCATCATAAAAAATATATTGTTTGTCATTAGCGCCAGCTCCGGCAGGATGAACGCTTACCCTGAAGGTAATAGCCGACCCTGTACGATTACATATAACGAGCGAACTAATGGTTGTTTGTGTCATATCAGGTACTGTATATAACGTGGTTACAGTAGTTGCTGACGGGTCTAGTTGACCCAATACTTTTAAAATATCAGCCATCTTTAGCGCCCATTAGCAGAAAAGAATGTCTTTTAAGTGAGTTACTGGCAACTGTGGTTCTCAGTTCTTCCAATCGTTTAATTTTAAAACTGATATCTTCAATTGCCTGTTCAATACTTCTTCGTGTAACCGCTTCATCATTTGCGTCATATTCTTCCGAAGGCAATGGTAATGAAATACTTCTAATATCCATTTAAGCTGCCCTCTTGTTATATTCTTCAATGTGTTCTGGATATAGCACTTTGATTAAGTAAACAAAGTCCTCAAAAAATAAATCGCAAGTAATAAAATTATTAACTGGTAAATAATTATTTACAGCGTGTAACGGCAATCTAACTTTAATTGGTTGCCTATCAAATTTATAAATTAATGTAGGCGTACCTTTATCTTTGGAAGCTTCTACAACTTGTTCCCACCATGCAGTAGCTGGTTCTTTTCCGCTTGCATATCGCTTGCATTCCAAATGCCAATCACCAAAAATTAAATCTGGTAAATGTTTTTCTCTGGTTTGTTCCAGTATTCTTTTTAATTTAACCACAAGACCAAGCTCTTCCGACAATGAATTTGCTATCATTCTTTCAAAACTCGCTCCTTTATTCCTTGAATTAGTCATCTATCTCTTCCCGTCAGGTCTAATATCCAATCTCAAGTCTCCCAATCGCCAGCCAAAATCACTCGAAGAATTTGATATTCTTAATGCACATTGTCTGCTTCTGGCTCTTGTATTGCTGAATGTAGATTCAGGGGTAACACTTATTGTCTGTAAAGTTGATAAACTTGATAAAGGATAATCCCTGCCTTTGATGATAAAAGACACTGTATCATCAGTTGTTTGTTGATCCCTAAATTCTATATCAGGTATCAATCTTGAAATGTGAAGAAAATGATCCCCATCAGGCTGTAAATCAAAATCACTGGATTCTATATAGGCGGTAAATGCACTACCATCATCTCCGTGACCCTTCTCGTGATCATATAAATAATTGGTGTTGACCGAGCTACTGTTCTTACTGGCTGCAATGGGATAATCCAATAGATTTGCCTCATCCCAAGCGGTTCTTACAAAGTTATCGGTTGTTGTTCCTACTGACCAGACTTGCTCCAAGAAGTTATATAAAACATATTTATCAACTTCACTGCTGCTTCCTGACGGATAGAACCATATAATCTCATTGGCATTGGAATTAACACCGGCAAATATCTTATGTGCCTGTTCCAGATTCAGATCAGATAAAACATGATCCAATACGGAACAGGGCAATCTGGATACAGAACCTGAGTAAACATAAAATCCGCCTCTATCCATGAAATAAACTTTATTATCCGCATTAATGGATGCATTCGGAGATATCAAGGAAAAGCCTTCGGCAACCTCATTAAATGAAAAAACAAAAGGTGATCCCACAAACCTCATGGAAACCAATCCAACATCGGTGAATATTAATATTTCCTGTCTTGTTTTAAGAGCGCCTATAATCTCTGATCCTTGCGATAACTGGACACCACCCGCCTGATTAATTGCCGTGGGAGTCCAATCTCCGGCACTCTCTGTATCTGAAAATCTTACCAATAACGGATCAATCGTACTACTTCCGATTGTATTGCAACCAAATGCTATAACGTGCCGATCAACATCCGATACCATTACCTGTAATGCTATGGTGGGAGCATCACTCGCTCCGCCTATTGCGGTAAGATTTGTTCCCCGTGCGGATGTACCGGCTGATTCATCCCAATAATAAATAGCACCGCCTCTCACGCAAGCAAGAACATCATCCCCGAAATTATCAATAGACCATAATCTTAATTGATTGCTGGCGGATAATGATGATGTTGATCCAAATGTACTTGAACCCCAAGCATCGGTTCCCCATCCCGTTGACTTAACATAAACATCCAATCCAGAATTAATCTGATATACGCCATCAACGCCTGAACCGCCATTACCGGAATCGCTGCTATTTGCTGTCACTTCATCGCCAGAAGTATCTTTTGCCGTAATAGTATAAGTATTTGTCGTTGGAACAGAAGCTATTTGATATTCTTGGTTTAGAACATCGGCAGTAATTAAACCACCTAAAGTAACTGCACCGCTTATTGTTACAAAATCACCTTCTTTAGCTCCATGAGAACTATCGGTAGCAGTAATGATGGATGATCCATCAGTAGCCGCAAATGTAATACCATCGGTAGTGGTAGCCCTCTCAGGCGTAATATCATAAAAACTGACTCCTTCCTTGACGTACAGTTTTTGATGGGTTCCCACTATAGTATAATTTGTACCGGCAGTATCATTATATACAAGAATTTTTCTACAGGTTCCTATAAAGCTATTACTACTATTTTTTAACCATCCGCCAATTCTTTCAGGTCTGCCTTTCCTGAATCTGACTTTATCGGCATCGTACCAACCATTCTCGTTGCTGTAGTTAGTTCCTTCTTTATTAATACCGGGTTTGAAAATATATTTAACTAATGGCATTTAACCCTCTACTATCATTATTCTTAGTCTTTCGCTTCTCGCTCCAACCTGTTTACTCCATTTGCTGTCCATCATTTCTATACCGGCTTTTTCCCAATCTTTTGCTTCCATTGCTGCAAGAAATTTTTTAAAACCGAGTAATCTGGTTAGACCTAGATTGAAACACATATTGATTAATGCTCTTGCACGAACATCGTTTAAATCCTTATACCAATCAAATGTTTTATTCAATTCTTTCGTGCATTGAATAATATCATTTACCAGTAAATATTCTATTTCATCTTGAGATAAGCCAACTTCCTGAATATTTCTGCCAACACCGATTGTCCATATGCCCAATGAATCCTGATAAGCTTTATGCTCAATTCCTTCATCCCGTTTCAATTCTTCAATTAGTTTCTCGTTATCCATATTCTTTATGATTTTTCTTCTTTATTAGAAGCTCCAAAATAAAAACTAGATATACCTGATACAAGACCACCTAAATATCCTAATACCAAACTAACAATAGTGTCGCTATTTTGATCTGGAGGTAAAATAGTTACAGTAAATATGTAACCCACAAAAGCTATCAAAGCAATAAGACCAAATACTTTTGGAGTCCAATCTTCTTTAAAAGCTTTTCTGGCATCTTGTATATCCTGTGTTTCAAGGGCATATAGATCAACATCGAGTTCTTTCATCTTTACTTCAAAGTCAGCATCAATCTTTTTAAGTTCTGTAAGTTGCTCTGGTGTTGCTGCTTGCATGGCTTGTTCTATTTTTTTTGGAGCAGGATCACATCCTAATACGTCAGCCACCATATTTGCTGCCATATTTCCCATTGGACCGCCTAAAGCCGTACCAATTGTAGGAGCTACAGCACCGATAATATTTTTTATAAGTTTAAACTTCATTTGATATTTCCATTAATATTGATTAACTGTAATTGTTTTCCCATGTATATACTTCTAATGGTTTTTCTTTTCCTTTAACTTCAATAGGTTGCAATGATTTTAATTTAAAATTACTGTACTTAGAAGTTTCTTCACCAATCAGTACATTAACTCCTGCTACTTTTGTCGCACTTTCCAATCTTGCAGCTACATTACAGGGATCACCGATAAGGGAAAAAGCAAATCTATCCGTAGCACCAAAGTTACCTGCAATACAAATACCTGAATTGACACCTATACCTATCGCTATTTCAGGGATTCCTTCTTCTTTAAACTTTTTATTTAATTCAATTATATTTGTTTCTATCTGTCTTGCAGCCTGTAAAGCTAAATTATGGTGATCTTCCTGCGGTAAAATAGTATTCCAGTGAAACATTCCAGCATCACCAATAAATTTATCAGTGACCCCTTCATATTGATTGACCGCATTTACCTGAACATTCAATACATTATTCATTATGTAAGTTACCTGCTCTGGTTCAACAGATTCAGATAAACTGGTAAATCCTCTAAGATCAGTAAAAATAATACTGCAATCCCTTCGCGCTCCATTAACTTTACATAATGCAGGGTTATCCTGTAATTTCTTAACCATTCTAGGATCAAGATATTTGCCAAATTGCTTTTTAATCTGTTGTCTAAGTTTATATTGCTGCCTAAATCTTAGATAAAATGCCGTAGCTCCTGCTATAAACTGGCATATTAAAGTCCAAGTAACATCGACCAATAATCCATGTTGTATCATATAGAAGCCGAAATACGCGCTTACAGACATTATTGCTGCAAATAGGCTAATACCTAGCGTAATACCAAATAAAAGCAATACAAGCCAAATAAGAGCCACTGAGAAAAAAAGTATCAGCATCTCTAATGCTAAAGCATAATCAGGTATATAAGGGCTATCTTCTATTAAAATACTTTCAGCCAAAGCTGCCTGTATTTTATGTGGTTCCAATAAACCTACTGGAGTAGCAAGTTGAGGCATTACTCCTTTGGCAGTGACACCGACAAATACAAACTTACCTTCTACATCCATTTCTTCCAAAGTTGTCTGTGGTGTATCTACCCAACTGATCCACTTTCTGCCAAACGAATCCACTTTCACGGCAGGTAAACCTCTAACCCTTATTTCTTCTAAACCATTTTGATTTGTCTTTATGACATAAGTATCAGCATCTACCAATACTTTTAATACTTCTGTGCCATAAGCAGGAACCCAACCATCAGGAGTACGCATTAATAATGGTAAACGCCTGACTAGATTATCTATATCAGTTCTTGCTACTGCTATCCCTTCATTGGCAACCTCTGACAACATTGGAATATTGTTAAGCACACCTTGTGATTCAATACCGCCAGTATCTTCCCCCAATATGACTGTACCAATCGTCTTGGGATATTGGTTATTATTATTTTCAAATAAAGGCAGAACCGAAGGTGCATAACTCAAGGATTCGGCAAAAGCATCATCGCCACCCAATCTATCTTTATGTGGGAATCCAATAACCCAACCTACTCCTATAGCACCTTTTTGTAGTAATTCTATCTGTATTTCAGCCAATCTTTGTCTAGGTAAAGGATACCCGCCTTCTTTATCAATATCTTCTTCAGTGATATTGAGAATTGTAAAGTAACCCGAAGGTGGCTTTTCAGCGACTAAAGCATCAAAAGTCTTTAGTTTTAGTACCTCTAAAGGTTCCCATTGGAAAGATACTGGAATAAAAAATAATACAATTAATGCAAATAATTGCACATATCTAATCATACTGATTGACTGTAATCGTTTTATTGCAAGTACCAGTGCAATCCAATGTTACTGTGTAATTCTGGTTCGTTGAGCCTGATTGTGTAGCATTAACTGTATAACTACCCTGTTTTACTAAAATATTCCCGACATGAGTGCCATTACCACTTTGCGTTAGATTGACTGTATTGTTATCTGATGGGTTATTTCTAAATTCTATATCCCCGTCTTTAGCACCACTACCTGATTGTGTAATCGTTGCATCATTATTATTGCAATTACCACAGGATTTTATGTAAGCGTTATGGTTTCCTGTTCCAGATTGTGTGATTGTCCAGTCAGAATAATCACCGAAAGCGTACATCTTGGCGTAGAAATCATCCCCTGTTTGGCTAATGATATAGTTATTGTTATCACCGCCCATATATATCTCAGCATAATCATCATTTCCTATCTGGGTAATGGTGGTAACATTATTACTGTAATCCAGATCAAGGTAAGCGGTGTTATTATCCCCTTCCTGCTGAATCGTATATTCATTATTCGTATGATTAGTAAACTGTGAATAGGCTTTTGCAAGGTTTCCATCGCCAGTCTGGTCTATATCAATATCGGCATTGGTGCATAAATGAGTATCAAAAGTGCCATCGGACAATCCGCACCATACCCTCGCGGTATTACCTGCACCTATCTGATCTACCAGAATCTCAGTACCACTGCCTTTGGTTCTTACTTCAACAGTATTATCTGCCGCCCATAAGGGAAGGCTAATTAGACTGATTAATAGTAATCGAACTATCGCCACCACCATTGATTGTTGCCCTTATTTGTTTTCCAGCAGTTAAAATATTAAGGTTATAAGCTCCTTCCTTATCCAGTTCCAAATCAACTGTATTTTCCACTTGCCTGAAAATGGTTAATATTTCACCTTCCACGAAGGTATAAGTCTGATTATTCTGGTCAAATCCTGCCAATATTCCTTCCAATTGAACTCCATCCAACTCACTGACCTTTTCTTTATCTTTACCGACATCTTCAATGACATCCAATAAATCAGCAAGAAAATCCACGTTCAATAGGTCTATATCTAAACGATTGACTTCATCCAACTCATTCTCATCAAGATCATTCTCATCCAGTTCAGTTTCTTCCAGTAAATCAACATCCAGTATATTGGAAGCTGTAGCACTTTGTTCTTCCACAGCCCTTTCAATTTCATCTGGCGGATTAACAATTAATAAATTATCAATAAAATCAAGGGTTAAGTTGATTAAAACTACTGGCTTTGTCGGCATGGATTCACCTACACTGACCATCGTTGCCTGAAAAGGCTCGTTTAGCACCACAGTACCTGCTAACGAATCTACTGTTATTTCTCCTGACGAAGTTCCATCTGCATCAGGTAAAAGAATAACCAGACTTCTGCCTATCTCATCTACTGTAGTAGTGAAATCAGTTCCACGAATCGCAATATTGGCTGTTGGAGTCTTAATACTGATATTTTCTTTATTGATCCTGCCTAATGCGCCTGTAATAAATCTTGCCGTACCACTAGCCATACGAAGTGCCATCTTGCTTTTGGCTGGATTAGGATCATAAATATACTCGTCAATAATAATCTTGGAATGTTCTGTCAACCTAACTGTAGAAGAATCAAGAAACTCAATAGCTATTCGACCATCGCCAGTACGGACATCATCAAAAGAAAAAATATCTAAAGCTAGCTCTGCCAATAATTTATCCTGCTGGTTAGTGCGTAAAACTTCACTATTTCCTCTTAATTCAGATATTTCTCCTACCTGTGCAAAAGAAACAACAGGAATAAGCGCTAACAACCACTTGTGCATTGATCTATATCAATCGTGCCGCTTGTTGTTGTTGATACAATATTCACGATACCACTGGTGCTTGCGCCACTATTTGTTTGGTCAATGTCAATATTATTGCTATTACCTGTGATAGAAGCAGTAATGGAATGGTCTGCATTACCTGTTTGGGTAGTGTCTATATCGTTACCATCCCCACTTACTGTCCAGTTATTAATACAACCCACAACCTCACAGGTGGCATTAATGTTGTTTGAAGTTCCTGTTACCGCAAAATCCTGATTACCACCTGTGGCAGTGGCTGCTGCTCCTTGTGTCATCACAAGAACATTACTGTCTCCTGTGGCTGCATAATCAAAATCCGTACCTGCTATATCTCCAGTGGCACCACCAGCGAGGGTAGTGACATTACTATCGCCTGTCGTATTAACTGTAAAACTACTGTTATTGGCTTGAACAGCACTTGCTGCAAGCGTATTACTATCGCCTACTTGGTCAATATCAACAGTGACTGTCGATCCAGTAAACGTAGCTCTAGCTTGCGCTGATCCCACAGTATTACTATTGCCAATCTGGTCGATATTCATTGTTAATCCAGTTCCAGATTGGGTAATATATATCAGGTTATTTGCTCCAAAAGCGACACTTGCAGTACAAGCTAAAACCAAAAGTATAAAAGATGACATTCCCATAATAATAAAATGTCTCATATCAATCCTCCGTCTTTATATCCCATACATCTCTATCAATTCCTTGTTTAATTAATGCGTAAACTGCTGTTTCTATGGCAGATTTTACTGCATATCCCGTTGTTTCATTCTCAGTTATCCCTGATTCCAGTTCAACTAATTCGGTCCCGTTTTCCGTAAATCTAAAACCATCCATACCAGCACCAACAGAAAATATTGTTTTGCTTGCTGATACATTTAAAATTATCTCTCCAGTTTGGACAAGAACAGCTCTTAAAGCTACTGTAACACGATCCCTTCTGTATTGATTAGTCAATCCTATCCCTAAATAACGCGCTCCCGTACCACCAGTCTGGTAATTGGCATCATAAGAAATAATGCCTCCTTCCATGATTAATCCCGAATATAATAACGGCATTAATTTATTGGCACCTTCTCCATCGTAACTATTCCTAGTAGAAACAATGAGTTGCCTTTCCCTAGTTAAATGGTCTAAACCGACACGTTCAGCAACAGTGAACCAGCTTCCTTTTCCTGCATTAATCAATGCTTCGATTAAGTATAAATCAGCGCCTTGAGTAACGGCTGTGCTGAATAAAGCCATATTATCTGCTGACTTACGTTGTCCAGTCAGATCGGGAAACTTATAAACAGAAACAACCGCTTTCTGTTCTGGAACGGGTAAATCTATAAGTGCTTGCAAGGAAGGTCTTTCAATGATTGGACCTTCAGTATCTCCTACTACAGTTATTCCAGCACATCCTGAAATTAACAAAAAATACAACCATATGATTAAGGTACGCATTCATCTGAAGAACAGATACCAAAAGACCCTACAGGAATTATAATCTCTGTTGTTACTCCATCTTCATCAATAATAGTTAATATAATCTCCGTACCAGTATTAACAAAAGTAATCACATTACCTTCCAAAACAATACTTCCGCCTGTGCCGCCTGTGTCACTATTAAACAGGGATTCAGCAAGATCACGGGAAAGCTGGGAATAAATGCGAGATTCCAGATTTCTAAGAAATTTAGCTAAAGTAGTGTTATCGGCATCTCTAGCAGCTTCGTTTAAAGCGGATTCTATATCTTCGGCAATCTTTTCCCTTCTGGAATTTTCCTGCTCATCTATAGTTAAATAATGGGCTGATGTACCAATACCACTAAAAGAAGGGTTATGAAACTTAAATGTAATAATATCTGCTTTGATTGAAGCAGAACAAAAAGATAGCAAGATTAACCACCCTATTATTAACAATCCGTTATCATTTAATCTTTTTATTCTTTTTTTCATGTTTAGCAGACTCTCTTAATTCAATTACAGTATCGAGTTTTTGTTGAAGTCGAATGATGTCATTATCCAGCATTCTAATTCTGTCAATTAACTCAATTAAGGTAACAGAAGTTTCTGATAATTTCTTTTTTATATTATTAGTAATAAACCCCCAAATAAAATAAATCATATATAGCAGACCAACTGTAGCTACGATAGGAAATCCGTATTCGCTGATGATTGTAGCTATATCCATTAATCCCTTCTAGCATCTTCTTTGCCATTAGCTCTAGCTATCCTTTCAAGGTCAGGTCGAATACCAATAACACTACATAAGGTAGCATCCATTCGGATCATATCGTGATTCATTGTTTTTACTCGATTATCCAATGAAGAAACAATACCATGTATAGCATCTACTTGACCAATAACGCTTTCCAAAATGTACTTGATAGTAAGAAATATGAAGAATCCGCCAATCAAAGCCATAGCAATAGGAAAACCAACATCAGCTATTAATGAAAATACCTCATTCATTTATTCAACTGGTGTATACATACCAGCATCAATTAATTTTTGTCTATTAACTAAATGTTCTGCTTCTATGTCATCTTTAGATTGACCAAAGTAAGCTACAGCTAAATTATTAGCTATCATGGCTTGATTTATATTAACGCCATCAACAACAACATCTCCTAAAACTCTACCAAATTTACCTTTAGAATCTTTTAATTTAGTTTGTATGATAACTTTATTGCCGTTATCTACAGCGACTTGTAAAAATGCACCAGCTAGTTTACCTCTAACTTTTTCATCTTTATCTCGTGTCCTAGATTCGGGCGTATCAATGCCGTAAAGACGAACCCTAGAACGATAAAGAATATCGAAGCCCAAGTCCAAAATAACATCAATAGTATCGCCATCAACGACTCTATCAACTTTACAACTATATTCATACATTATTTATCTTTCGCTTTTCCAATATTTAAAGCCAATGTTTCAATGATTTTATATATCTTTCCCATCCAAGCATTATCTTTTGGTGTTGGAGTAAGAGCAGTAATCAGTGATGCCACTGTAACTATTATCGCAATCCAACCCACTAAATTAACTATCATATCCATAATATTTTATTTCCTTTAAAAAAGTTGACCTGTCAGTATACTTCCCATACCTAATAATAACGTAACGAGGGTTGCAACAATAAAGATTTCAACCCTTTTTACACGATTAAGTATTTCTAACCAACGCTCCGCACAAACTGCTTCATGCTTCGCTAAATCTGTTACCACTTGATTCACAGTCATTTTCGCCATTAAGCTGCTTCTTTTACATCCCAGCAGTTTAAATTTGCTGCAACTGTTCTTCTCTCACCCTCTCCAAAGAAAGGATATACCATATGCTGTAAGCCATTGGGAAACATATATTGCACCCCTACTTCTGGCTTAACCACACAACTTTGTGGTGGAAACAATCTATCTGCATCCATCAATGAATTTCTACCATATTGAAACGCTAAACAGCCATCACTATGCCCTGAATCATTATACAAACTGTATTCTGTGGTGCCTGATGTTGGCTGGTCTAAAATCTGTTGTGGCACTTTAGTCCATGTCGTACAGGAAATTCCTGTTATGGTTTTTGTGCCGTGATCGTGAATCGGGTTATAGTCTCCCTCAAAACTATGTACCGACCAAAGTTCGTCTAGGTCTACCTGTTTATTAGTCTTAAATTTAACCCCTGTGGAATTAATGAAATGATTAATATAGGCAACCCCTAAGTTACATAAATATTCTGTATATGGCTTAACACGCTCATCGTCAGTAGGGGGAATATTTAACTGCTCTCCCTGATGAATCTGCCCGACTAGGGTTTTTGCCAAAGATTCCCTTTCTTCATCTTCCCGTAATTCATCCAAGTAATCATTTAATCCTTCAACCAATCCGTCAGGTATTTTTGCCTTTAACATAAATACGGCTGGCATTGTATAGATTTCTACTTCATGTTCCATATTATTTCCTTTAAGGCAATTGCTGATGTTCTTGCCATAATTGACCAAAAGAACTACTAGCTTCTTGATGCTCTACAGATTTATCGTTATCGTTAAATAAGATAAAGCCTATTATTACAGTTCCTACTGTAAGTAGTTTTAATACATCCTGCATCCTATTAGCTAGGTACTGCAAAAGATTCATCAGCGACTGGCGGAACTACAGGACTCGTAATTACCGAATCTACTTGACTGGCGAATATAGCATCCCAACTAGATACAGGACATAGCGCTGTCAAGGCTGCTAGGCTGAATGAGCCTTTAGCTGCTGCGGTAAAATCACCATCGGCTGCTATTGCTACATGATGAAAAGTAGTAGTATAGTAGGTTGCATCACCTTCACTATCGTTCTCGTACTTCATTTGCATATGCCATTCTTGTGCCTTGCTTGACTTTTCATGCGGTATCGCTTTAGTCATTGCTTTTGTTACTGCCATTTTATTTTACTCCTTGCACTTATCGTGTGCTTTTGTTTCTAATTCTTCGACCTTTGCCGAAAGTTCTTGGACTGCGTTGATTAACATAGGCACTATATTTGTATAGTTAATACCATATCTAGTTTCATCTTCAGTTAAATTAACTAAAAGACTATTATCATTATTACTACCAAAACCGTGTTCTTTTTCTATTTCTAGTACATCTTGCGCTATAAGTCCTACTTCAACTTTAGGTTTTGTTAAAGAGCCATCAGTTTTTACTGCCAGTATATCTTCAGGTGTAGCATCTTCATCAACATACCAAGACCTTCTATCCCATTGGTAAGTAACTGGCTTCATTTTATTTATCCAGTCTAAACCATTACTAAAATCTGTAATATTTCTTTTATCTCGGACATCAGAAGTATTAATTGTGCCTTGTGTGCAAAATAAAGTTCCTAGATTATCGTCACCTAAACACATAATATTACTTTCTGTAGTAAGATTACCGCTAGGACTTCCTGTTATTCCTGAACCTTCTCCAATACAAGTATTCCTACCGCCTGTTGTTATTGCCTGACCAGCTCTAAAACCTAATGCCACATTGTTACTACTTGTAGTGACTGCGCTTAAAGCGTTGTAGCCTACTGCTGTGTTATTATCACCTGTGGTATTACCATCTAAAGCATAAGTTCCTACTCCTGTATTAGAAGCGCCTGTGGTGTTTGCGACTAAGGCATTATAACCCATAGCAACATTATTCGATGCTGTCGTGTTAGCAGACAATGCAGTGTAACCAACGGCAACATTGTTTGATCCAGCGACCACACCCGTCATCGAACCTTTACCTAACGCTGTATTGCCAGTACCTGTAGTGGCGTTTGTTAATGCTTCGTGTCCAACAGCAGTATTATTGCTAGATGTCGTAATCGCATCTAAAGCTATAGCACCAACAGCAGTATTTCCTGCTCCTGTGGTGTTTGCTGTTAAAGCCTCTAAACCAACTGCTGTATTATTGCTTGCTGTTGTATTCGCTGTTAAAGCAGCCGTACCGACTGCGGTATTATCTGCTCCAGTTGTATTTGTTGCTAAAGCTAATCTACCAATAGCTACGTTTTGACCTGCTGTCGTATTAGCTATCAAAGCATCTTTACCAACTGCGGTATTAGCACCTCCTGTTGTGTTTGCTGTTAAAGCATCCATACCAACTGCTGTATTGTTATCAGCTAAATTGGCTCTTAGTGCGTCTTTACCAACAGCCGTATTTGACGTGCCAGTTACATTTAATTTTAAACTTGATAAACCAACTGCTGTGTTATCACTAGCTGTGGTGTTTGCTCCTAAAGCATCTTGCCCTACCGCAACATTGTTTGAACCAGTTGTATTAGCGTCTAAAGATGTATAACCAACTGCTGTGTTAGAAGCACCTGTGGTGTTTGCTACTAAAGCCTCGTGACCAACTGCTGTGTTGTTACTTGCTGTGGTGTTTGCTCCTAGTGCGTTCCGACCTACTGCAATATTACCTGAACCAGTGGTGTTTGCGTCTAATGCCTGATTACCAATGGCGACTAGATTATCTCCTGTCGTATTAGAGGTTGCTGCATTATAACCAACAGCAGTATTAGATTCTCCGCCTGATGTTTGTGCAGCTAAAGTTCCATAACCAATAGCAACATTATTACCTGATGTGGTGTTTACTGCTAAAGAATTATAACCTACTGCTGTATTGCTAGATGCCGTGGTATTGTCATTTAAAGCCAGTTGTCCTACTGCTACGTTGTTAGCACCTGTGGAATTAGCTGCTAGAGCCTGTGAACCAAGAGCAGTATTATCAGCTCCTGTGGTGTTAGCACTTAAAACATTATAACCAACACCTGTGCAGTTTGCTGCCGTTGTATTAGCGTCTAAAGCTTGAAAACCAATGCCCGTGTTACCTGCACCTGAAGTATTTGCGTATAAAGCAGCATAACCAACAGCCGTGTTACCACTAGCTGTAGTTGCTGTTCCCAGAGCTTCAAGACCAATCGCAGTATTATCACCACCAGTTGTAAGTGCATCTCCTGCTTCTTTACCAACAAGCGTATTATTTGTTCCAGTTGTTATTGCTGCTCCTGCGCTTTTACCAACTGCTGTATTTCTTGTACCTGTGGTGTTTGCTGTTAAAGCGTCTTTACCAACTGCGGTGTTGTTATCTGCTGTGGTGTTAGCGTCTAAAGCATATGCACCAACAGCAACATTATTTGTTCCTGTGGTGTTTACTAATAAAGAACTTGCACCTACGGCAACATTATAATCAGCAGTTGTGTTAGCTCCTAAAGCACTTTGACCAATAGCAACATTTTCGTCACCAGTTGTGGTAGCATCGAGAGAATAAGAACCTACTGCTACATTCTTAATACCTTCATCAATTAATTTTCCAGAATTATAGCCAATTGTAATATTTCTATCACCTGTGGTTATTGCTTCTCCAGCAGAGTAGCCAAGAGCAGTATTTTTAGTAGCTGTGGTAGATGCTGTTAAAGCGTTATATCCCACCGCAGTATTGTCAGACCCTGTGGAGTTAGCGTCTAAAGCACCTGATCCGATTGCTACATTATTATCACCTGTCGTTGTTGCGCCACCAGCATTATCACCTACTACAGTGTTATCTGAACCAGTAGTGACTGCATCCAGTGCCGCTTCACCTATTGCTACGTTATCTGTTCCTGTCGTTAAGGCTGTGCCTAAGTTACCAGAACCCAGTCCTACGTTACCTGTACCACCTGTCATATCCAGTACATCAGTAACTGCTGCGCCTGAACCTGCTCCATCTGCCACAACCATCTTAATTCCGCCATTGGGAATAACGACATTGGCACCTGTACCTTGACTAATGGATACAGCGTAACCTGCCGAGTTCTGGATAACCCAGACTTTATTGACTGTATTCGGTGCAAGGGTAACTGTGTTTAATGCAGTAATAGACCCTGTCAGGGTCATTGCCATAGTTCTCGCTGCGTCTGAAGTTCCATCAGCCATAGTGATGGTATGCGTAGTGCCTGTTATTCCTTCCGAGCCACTACCAAAAGCTTCTCCGATCAATTCCAAATTTGTATTTGTTGAAGTACCCCACGTTCCTGACTCATCACCCGTGGCGATCTCTTTTAATCTTAAATCATTTACATATGTTGCCATTTTAAGCTACCTCTTCCCATTCTGGTGTTTGGCTATCATCTATTGTACTCCAATTAGGAGTTTGTGAATCTGATATTGTTGAATAATCTGGTGTTTGGGAAGTATCAACTAATCCCCAAACATTAACACTTGTTATACTTCCAGTACCATATATCCCCGTAAGAGATATATTTGATATACCAGTTGCAGTTAATGAACCTACTGCACCTGTACTGGCATCTTGCGTAACCGATATAATATTATTAGTTACTAAACTTAAACTTCCTAATGCACTGGTTCCCGCTAATCCCGTAGGATAAACATTGGCAGCACCAGTTACTGTTTCATCACCCTGAGATACTGTAGATGCAGTTCCGCTAACTCCCGTAATTGCGAAACCTGCTGCAAGAACAGTTCCTACCGCTCCTGTTCCCGCTAATCCCGTTTCAGCGACATTGGCTGCACCACTAGGGGTAACACTTGAAATTGCACTGGTTCCAGCTACACCTGTCTCTGTGACATTAGCTGTACCCGTTATAGTGAGTGAACTTATGGCACCAGTAGCCGCTACACCTGTCTCTGCAACATTAGCATCACAAGTTACTGTTTCAGTGCCTAATGCTGTTGTTCCAGCAAGACCTGTAAGTGTTACTGCGCTAGGCTCATTCCAAGCTCCAGAACCCCATGTACTGCGACCCCAGCCAGATACATAAGCCATAAAACTATTACGCTATTCTAATAACAGCGTTACTTGCATCTGCGGTTGGAAATGTAATCGTGAATGAACCCGCAGTGGAGGTCTTATCTCCACCGAAATCAAATACTGCCACCGCAGGATCACCTGATGCTGTATCGTTGTAAATCATACAACCTCTAGCAGTGATGGTAGCTGTTCCAAAAGTCAAATCAGAAAAATCAGTGAACGCAGTTGTTCCTGAAGTAGTTGGATTAACATTCGTTAATGCAGCTCCACCCGCAGTATAGTTTGTTCCTGATGCTTCTTGATTTGTACTATAAGCTGTAGTAGAAGCGCTCATTGTCGCTGAACTTGTATATAAAGCCAGCTTAAAAGAGTTTCCTCCAGAAGCTTTAAAATTATGTACTGCTTGCAAAAGTTCACTCTTAAACGAGGTACACATAGCTTGGGTTATTGCCATTACAGTCTCCTGATAATATTTGCTAGGTCTTTATGACCTTGTTTTTCTAATTCGTTACATATAGTACATACATGGTTTTTAATCCCTTCTTGTACATAAAATGCAACAATCCATTTGCACCTATCTCTAAATGCGTGTGCTTGTGCTTTCACCATAGGATCAGCATTATCACTTATAGAAATTAATTTATTGGTAGCCATTTCAGCTAACTCTTCAACAGTATGACCTCTATTGTGAGTTGTTTGAACCCCTAAATTACCTATTGATATTTCAAATTTATCTGTTTCCATTAGTATTTATCTGGTTCAGGCACATCATTAAATTCTAAATCATCCCTTCCAATCATGCCAACAAATTCGCCTTTATCTTCAATGACTTCAGACCATCGACAAGTTTTAATAGTATTATCTTCCTTATAAGTAACTATAGGATTATTAAGCCTATGATATCCATAGAGTTTTTCTTTCAAAGAAACATTTGTATCCATTAGATTTGAGCTAGGAGCTATACATACGTCAATCCCTTTATCGAGACATTTAGCTATCCAAAACTCACAACAAGCCCTACCTGCTTCGGCAAAATGCATATTATTCTTATAAGTAAAGTCCACACCGAATATATTTAATCTGCCAACTTTATTCCATAAGGCAAAAGCAATTGAATAAGCAATAGTATTATTGAAATACGAACATCCTAAATCGGAAACCAATGGAGCCAATGGATATTCTTCTGTCGCTGGAACCCTTTGATCTACCTCACAAGTATAAATAGGATATTGTATATCTGGCAAACACCTACGCATCATTTCAGTCATGCCGCCAGCATCTTTCGTATTAAGAAAGCGACTCATCGGGTCTAGTATAAAGGCTCTATTAACATTCGGAATAACGCCAATCATTGCATTTAAAGCCCATACTTCATCAAAATGGACACTATGAACACGGGATAAATGAAAGTCCAACTGACTTCTTCCCATTGCAACGATAGCAATATTTTTATCTTCTAATTCTTTTATAGGTACTTTTAACATTAAGTAACTGCTTTTCTAGTTGTACCTGTCCTATAATTATCTTTAGTTTCCCGACCTTCTCCCAATACTTTCAGTCGCTCAATGGATTGGGCAAATCTTTCCTTATAATTCTGCATGACATCCGCTTCGCCCTTCATAAATGTATAGGCTTCCACCAAACTGCCATATAATAGGCAGTCGGAAGCATTGGTTCCAATCCAACTGGTTCCGTCACCTGATGTCGTTATTGATGTCGGTTTATACTGATAGTGTAATTCAACAGTAGAATTGGCATTGGGTGTAGGTGCCACGATGAAACTATCGACATCGAATACGGCATAATATTTAGGAATCCCCGTTGTACTGCTTGACGGATAGGACTCCCGTATAAAATTTACATCCTTGAATAATAAGTATTCATACCCGCTATTATCAACGGCAAGCGAAAAGGGAGCCAAAAAATCATCAGGCATACTTAAATATTGATTACCGGATGTTAATGATCCAGTAACATTTTTCCTGAAAAATGGCAGCTCGACCATTTTTAATATTCTATCTTCCGTATTTACAATAAATTCATCAAGATAGCTTGTAAAAGTTGTTTCAGTATTATTGGTATAATCCTGTATCGCAGATTTTAATGTTGTAAATGTCCACGCCATTAGCTTGTACTCACTGTTAATTTACCCACTCTACCATGCATGGTTAATCCCATTGTTCTGGAACCCATTTTGGTAACACCGCCACCGATGGGATCAAAAGCATAATATCTTCTTGATTCCGCTTCACCTGAATCCGGTCTTGAATTATATAAGGATTGCGCATCGCTCGTATTCAGCTCGCCTAATTTTAATTGAGGTTGATCTTCATCCAAGCATTCCGTACAGACTCTTTGCCCGTTCCTGATGCTATTCTCAATCTGATAAAACAATTCATTTAACTTATAAGTGAATCCGCAACGATCACAAATACCTAATGCCTTTTTTCCGATTGCATAACTCATAAATTCATTTAATAATTGTTATACGATAAATCAGGCACAAATCGAACTGATGCCCTTTCCCTGTCAGCATCGCTGACATCACGCCATAATTCATCATACCTTAGTTTTATCATCGGAATTTTTTGTAATGCTTCAGGATTTTTACAGGCAACATTATAAGCAAGTGCATAAGTTAAACAGGGTAAATATCGTGCCGGTATATCTGCATTATTACTGGCAACTGTACCGACATCCTCTATCCTTTTTACATAATCATAGACTAATGTATAAGTATCTGCGTCATCAGGTGTTGCCCACAATACAATAGTATTGGTTCCCGTGTTCTTGTCGATATAAAATTGCGTTGGCTTTGAGCGTGTTAATTTGGTGGCTTGGTGATTATATTGGGTACGGGAAATTCTGTTTAATCTCTGATCCATCTGTTTATCGGTATCTCCCGCATCTGTCCTTATAAATGCATCTACCACATCCATTGCCGATGATTCCAGACTATAACTACTAGTGCCAGCCGTTAAGGAAGCGCTTGCCTGTGCTATTGTCCAAAGATTCAATCCTTTGTTCTGCCACTCCAGAAAAACCAGATTCAACGCTCTTTTAGCGCCACGATAATCGTAGCCTGTACGAAGCTCCATCCCGCAAAGATCGTAGGCTTCTTCCATGATATCAGCTATATCCAGATTAAATGATGTTGTTCCGCTTGTTGCCATTTATTTTTTCCTCTTACCTGCTTTCTGCATGGCAATAGCTATTGCCTGTTTTTTAGGTTTACCTTCTTTAACCAAAGTAGATATATTCTTGCTGATTACCTTTTTTGAGCGCCCTTTATGTAAGGGCATAATTAAGTTTCCCCGCCACCAAACATACGCTTGATGTATTCCTTATAGGATTCAACCTTATTTTCTTTTCCTATTTCAGTGGCTCCCTTGTTCGCATATTTATTTTTACGAACTCTAGGTTTGCCTCCACCGGAATAGCCGTGAGGTTCTTTAAACCTTGTGTTCCTACCAAATCCTTTCATAGTTATTACCTATATAATTGAAATAAATAAACATAACACCTTGATATACAAGGCATTATGAATATTATTAATTGACGTTCTAATTACTTTTTCTTGGCGGTTTTCTTCTTGGCTGCCTTCTTTTTAGCCTTCTTTTTACCGCCTACATAAGCTTCATTAACATCAGGTGTTGATGGATCATCCGATTTGAAATGACCTGATTTAGTACGCGCACGTTTACCGGCATTAGCCAGTTCATTATATTTACGTTTCGCATCGTCTAAATCTGGGTCAGGTCCGAATATGGGAATAAAAATACCATCATCCCCTTTTTTAAGTACATTATACTGAGCAGGAAATTCCCCTGTCTCAGCTATAATATATTCACTCATAAGCTTTGACTCCTTAGTCCGAATAAACCTTAACCATCTCTATAACGATGGAATAAGTATCTCCAGAACTATGTCCTAATGTTGTAAATAGAATATCACCAGTCTTACCGCTACCCGCATTATTCGGTATACCGCCAAAATCTTCAAAATTAAGATGTCCATTACTGCTTTCAGCCAAATCGCACAATAAAACATTTGACGTGGCATCCAATAATAGTTGAACGGACATCCCAACAATGGCATGGGTAATACGCATGACCCTAACCTCAGAACAGGAAGTTCCTGCTGCGTTAGGTGATAAAGCAGAAACATCTACTTTAACAACTGCGGATTCCCCACTGCCATCGCTGACGTTGGTAAACTTCATAACGCAGTTTCTTGAACCATCAATGATGGTCTGTGAAGTTACTGCATCAGCCATTATTTACCCCCTTACTCGAATGGAGTAGCTAATGTGCCGTCACCATGAAGGAATGCTTCACAATGCCACACTGCTGCTGTAGTAGCCACCAGACGAATAACTCCGCCTACCAACCAACCTTGCGCTGCTGTTCCCAAATCAATGGTATCGTCATCACTCGCATCAGGAATAAAGGTATTATTATCTGTTGCAGTTGCCGGATCAAATATCGTGGCAAAACCAGAGAATAAATCGCTGGTATTATCCGTATTGATCTGTCCTGCACCCGTGAAGGTTGTACCGACTATAAAGGTATAGTTTAAACCTGCTGCGGCAGTAGGTAGTGTTACCACGATCCCTGCTGCTCTATTCAGCGTATAGACTGTACCTGAGTCTGTTGACTCAACGCTGTGTGTAGCACTTGTAATGCTCTCTATTTGTGAATAAGCAGATAAATAACCTGTCGTAGTAATATTACCACTTGTATCAATATCCAGATTTGTCGTGATGGCACCTGTAGTAGAGTTTTTGCTGATTTGTTCAAATCCGCCTATCGCCCTGACATTGCCTGTAAAAGTTGTATTAGCCATAAATGATTCTCCTGTTTAGGCTATTGTCCACTACATATGTAGCGGTCAGGATTAAAAAAAGGGGGATAGTCTCCTACCCCCCGTTAAGCTTACGAACTACCCGGTGAACCCCAGATACCTAGCGGATCGGATACCCCGAAGGAATATCTTTCTCTTGCTTTATATCTGACATTACCAGTGTCAAAGTCGCCATCCATGTTTGTAGACATGGGTGTCCTGATAAATTGCTTCATGCCATCAGGAACATCGGTGACAATAAAGAAGGCATTCGTATCGGTCAGATAATGATTGACCGAATAACCTTCAGGTATCACACCATTGGTCTTGAGAGCATTGACATCATTATCAGCAGTGCCGACTCTGTAATCGCTCTTTAAAAGGCGAGTAGCAGTAAATTGAAGATCAGTGGGAACGATCAATTTCTTTGGTCGTGCCGCGATCTTTAGACCTCTTTCATCAGTCCACTTACTGATCTGAATGACAGCATTCTCTAAGGAAGTCTCATTCAAGTCAGCAGCAGTCGCAGGTCTATTACTGTTTTTACCACCACTTACCAATGGATGTCCGTCACCGCCAGTCACACCATCACTTGATGCTGTGAACAAGTTCACTCCATCGCCTGATTGATAACTGTTGGTAAATCCATTGTTAAGAGGGAAAACCGCCTTTACTTGCTTTGTATATGACATCGCACGAGCAAGTGCTTTGGTATAACGAGCAGAAAGTGAAACATAGAGATTATCTTCCATTGCTTCTTCTGTAATCGCATATCCCATTGCAATTGTTTCGTGAGTGTAGCGAGCCACAAAAGATTCTTGTGCAGTATCATAAGCGATAGCTGAACCTTCATCTTTAACTGGTGCCGCACCGAAACCTGATAACTTGAGTTCTTCCTCGAATGATCTGTCGGAGTTCTCAGATGTATAGATTTCCTGATGTTCGTTCTCGTAACGAGCATACTCTTCACCAAACAGGGCATTAAGACCCGGTAGGAGTTGATGTAGCTCTTGCGCTCTTGAAATCGCCATAACTATATTCTCCTATTAGCCTATACCAGTCGCTTGAAGCAACTGATGCCCGCCTGTTCCGAAAGCGGATTGTGAATTGAATACTACTAATACATCCGTGTAAGCATCCCCGATAGCACTATCTGGACCATCAACAAAGTCAATGATCTTAACAGGTAATGTACTGGTTGTTGCTACAGTAGATATATCAACCGAGTTCTTGCTTCTTCCAATCGAAGTTGATCCTGCGGTCTGCACGACTGCACAGTTTTTACCAAGATCGTCTTGGTCTGCTGCACCATCGCATTGCATTTGCATGATAACAAAAGGATCAGAAGCAACATACGCTACAATATCACTCGCAGCAGTTGATGCTGGAAAATATTGATTTGGCGTAAATTGTTTTGTCGTTGGATCAGTGTAAGCGCATCCAAGAAATACACCTATAGGGGTACAAGCTGTTGTGCCTGTATCTTTAGCTATAGTCGTATTCGGATTGTCATCAGCCCATTTTACAAAGTCACCATAAAATATGGAAGTACCATAAGCACTCTTGATTTTATAGTGCGTAACTTTGGCATTGTATGCACAAGACACTAATGATCCAACAGGCGTAGCTCCATGAGGAGTTGCACTTGCCGCCATGATTGTCTCCTATAAAAGTTAAATTAAGTGACTCTAAGAATCACTCCCAAAAGTTGTCCTAGTCTTGCGTTCAAAGACTTGCTTTGTCGCCATCCTAGAATCTTGATCTTTAAAATATGCGTTGTCTACAGATTCCATTTGTGTGTGAGCCATTTTTCTAAAATGCTCATCTCTAGCTTCCGCTCGTTCTTTTGGCATCTTGCATAACAATTGCCCACCAATCTCTATATTCCCTTGTTCCGCCCATTGTGAATTGTGATCCATCATATGGATATGAAGTTCCGGGTGATCTTCTAATTTACAAGGCACCCAGCCTTCACGAAGTTTTTGAGAAACATTAGGATTATCTGCTTCACCTAAAAGGCTTGTCCTTATGTATCTAAAAACCCAACCATCTATTGGGTCTGGATCGGGTAAAATCGATGGATTGTCCCAACTTTGCTCTCTTTGTTCCACCTTTCGGCTTTCTGAACCCCTTGGGGTACGCTCTTGGTTTGCAGGTTCTTCTACATCAGAAGTTTCAATATTATTTGTTTGATTAATTTCTGACATAGCTTAACTCTCCCGTAAAAGTTGATTTGCATATGACTCATTTGTTATTCCAAGTTTCTTAGCGATTCTCACTTGGCTTTGAGTCAAACGTATTGAGCGAGGTTTTTTACCGCTATTCCTCTGAGCGGGTGCGACAACATTTGCCGGTTGTCGTTTAGGTGCTTCTTCTTGAACAATTTCTGTTTCATTGGAAGATTGCACACCAAAAAATTCAGGAAATTGACCTTTCATTGCTGTATCAATTTCACTGTAATATTCCTTTGACTGAGTAGCAGGATCAACGCCTTTCGCCTTTAAACTCTGATCCAGATACATGGCATAGGATGTCATCTCCCTATGCGCTGGATCAGTACCCATGAACCACGGGTTTTTACCTGACCACTCTTGCATCTCAGGGTCAAGTTTAGGTTGAACCGGCTGTTGAGGTGCATTCTTTGCTACCTGATTCTGTATCGATTGAGCGTAAGCAGGTGCATTTTGTTCGGCATAGGTCGCTCTGGAAAGTAATTCCTGCGCTTTTGCCATTTCATCTGCATCGCCTTCATCATAAGCTTTCTTGAATTGAGCCTGTGCATTGTGCTTTGCCCACTGAGCATTATTCATGGCTTGCTTATTCAAGGCATCACCGCCTTGATTGACCATTTCCTGCAAGCGTTGATTTTCCTGCATGACTGTTTTTAAATTATTGACAGCCTCTTGGCTTTCCCTATTTGCCGCTTCTTTAGCCCTGCGTTCTTCATGGTACTCGTATTTGATCTTATTGATACGATCACCGGCACGTTTGCTATATTCGGATATCTCCTTATCTAGCGTATCATCATCAACATCGTCACTGGCTGTTTCCTGTTTCTTTGGTCTGCGATCTTCTTCGGGAGTATCATCCACAATCTCAACTTTAAGATCATCGGGTACTACTGAAGTAATATCAGTCTTTACCCCGAAAAATTTTTCTTCTTCAGTTGCTTTTTCTGTTGCTTCGCTCATGCTCTCACCACTCCTGTCGGGTTTTCGACAACTGCTTCCACAGTGTCATCGTTGATTAAGCGAAACTCTTGTCCGTACATCTTTATGCGAGTGCCAGAATAAGCACGAAATAATACCCAATCGCCTTTTTTACACCAAGCTCCACTCGGAAATCTCTTGGCATCCTTATAGCAATCAGGTCCGAGTTTTAAAACAAATCCGCAAATATTCGCGGTTTCTTCTATCTGTCTTGTTTCCTCGGCTTTTATAATACCGCCTTCCGTTTTTTCCTTAGACTGTGGCATGACTACCAATATCTTCCATCCTTTCGGATCAGGCATTTGGCTTTTGCCATCTAAATCTATGGGTGGTTTTTCGGGAGATATTTTTTTTGCTGTGCTTTTATTCATAGTGTTGCACGACTTTAGGAGTCGAGTTCCTGTTATTTAATATGCTTTTCACTCCAGTCCAGCATTTCTCTTTCCGCGAGTGCCAATCCTTCAATAACACCAGCCATCTTTTGATAATCGCTAAAATCCTTACAGGCACCCGTTGCCATGTGATCAGCGTGTTGATTCATCAGCTCCCTTAGACGTTTCTTTAAAAAAGAAGAGAGTGATAGCTGTGTGATATCATTTGTCATTCTTATTGATATCTTTGGCTATATCGATACCAATGTCAAGACCCTTCATATATTCTTCGCGCTCTGCTTTTTTATCTTCTTGTTCGTTTGATAGCAGATCGCTTGCAATTTGCTGTCCTACTTTTAATCCTGCTATTTCTTCTTGTGACTTAATTCGTTTTTCTTCAAGCTCTTTATTACCACTGGCTTTAGCCGCATCCAGCAATATTTTGGCTTGACCTTCCTGTAATTTGCGTTGCACTTCCGCTTCCTTGATACCGAGTTCCCTTTCCTTCGCCTGTATCAATGGGTCTTTCATTTGTTCTTGTATACGTTGTTGTTCCGCTTGCGCTTGCGATGTCATGGTGACCCGCTTCGCTGCTTCGGCAACCAACTCGGAAATCCGTTTCTCAACATCGGCAGGGATAGGCTCGCCTTCTGGCGGTAACTCAATACCCATTTCCTGCTCAACCTGTTTCCTGAACTTCATGGTCAGGTGCTCATTCACATAGGCTGATGCTGCCGCTTGTATTGCTGCTGCATTCGGTGCCTTTTCAACCAGTTGCATGATTTCAGGATTTTCTTGAGCTGATGCCACTGTCATTATATGTGCTTCGTGATCCTGCTCGATAAATGCCTTAACGGGATTGCCGTTGATTAAATTCTGTACTGCCGTGACGGGATCGACTGGTTTAATGTCATCCTCAGTCGGAACGATATCTTCCACGTTTCTGATTCCCAATACTTCCAGCATCTGCCGATGCAATTCAGGCAGGTTATACATCTGCGGTGCGGTGGTCGCCAATTGCATGGCGGCTTGATACTGCATGATGCGTTGTGCCATTGTTGCAGCATTCGGATCGGATACGGGCAAGACATCCACCCTTTCATCAAAATCCTCCGCCTTGATAAATTCTTCTTCATCCATCTCGTAGGGGTAAGCGGGATCGGTAAAATCGGTAACGATATTGACCAATATATCAAATTCCTTGCGCATGGAAGCATGAAGCCGTGCTTGTACCGCACTCATCACTTTCATGTTTCTTTCCATCAATGCCAGCGTTGTGCCGACAGGAGCCTGATTATTCATGTCCGATATCTTCATATCGGAGATACTGGCAAACCTTCTTCCTTCCTCAACAATATTCTGCAATAGCTGGTATAGCGTTGCCGATGGTTCCTTGTAAGGCAGGAAGGTAATATTATCCCGAATCGCGCCACCGGGAATATCGACATCCCTGAACTCGCCCGGCATGATCGGGGTATCATCGCCCTTAATGCGTAATCCTCTGGCTTTCAAGCCGCCCGGTAAATTGGATAACGTACCTGCATCCACTAACTGCCTTAATAGGCTGGTGGCTGATTTGGCTAATCCGCCTATCATGTGGATCAATCCAAAGCCGTAAAAACCGATTCCCGGTAAATACTGGTAATGCACAAAATGCATACGCCTTAATTTTTTCGGGTCATCCTCATACCAATTCCTGCGGATACTCAGGACAATCCCGCTTGGATAGTCCATCGTTACCACATAAGGTACCGCTATTCCCGTTGCATTCCCTGATTCATCGGTATCTTCAAATCCCTGTAAATCCAGATTTACCTGCATTTCCAGTAATACATGGCGATTATCAAGGTTGTAAGTATCGACATCGCCCGTCATCTCGTCATATTTTTTGGCGATATCGCTTGAATTTGGTGATGCATCCGGTAATTCGACATCCCTGTAGAAGCCGCTTACCTGCATCTTGCGTACATCATTGGAAGATTTCTTCATTATGTGCGTGGCACGTTCACAGGTTTCCAGATCACTTGCTCCGTAATTCACGATAACATCTTCTGCCGGTACAAAAATCGAGCAGGGTCTATCCAAATTAGGATCGTAATATACTTTACGGAACGCGGAACCCGCCAACGGAAGGGAAAATAACATCTTTTCCGTTTCGGTTCGGTATTCCGTCATCTCGTGGGTCAGCAGGAAGTTGAGATAATCTTGGACACGCTGTGCCTGTTTTGTCTTATCTTCAGTGACCTTGCCGACTATTTTTGTCCTGACAGGACCTTGTGCTGGAAACATTTCCGAAATTGCCTGAGATTGAAAACGGATGACCGCTTCACTCATCATCGGGTGAAACACGCCACAGGCTCCAGCCCACGGGGTGGTACGATCTTCAAACTTCAATCCGAGCTGATCCAGTCCTTTGGTGTAAGTCTCTTCCCAATCAGTACGGGATTCCTTGTCGCCCGCATACGATTCAATCAAATCCATGCCCAATGTATCCAATTCCTGCTCATCGATAAAATTGACCAGATTGGAATCAAATTCAGATTCTTCGGATTGTCCTGCATTCGGGTCAAAATCAATAATGACACCGCCATCCTCAGTCTCTATCGCCACCGACTCAGGGTTCTCAATGGCAATCGAGAGTTCCTCTTCAGGCTCCTGTTCAATGGTACCTTCTATCGGGGTAGCAGGTCGTCTTTCTATAGCCATGATTTCTTCACATAATTCTCCTAATGCAATACCCTGTTGTCAGTTTTGTGGATAAAAAGATCATCCATGATTTCCTGTAGTTCCTGTTCAAAGTCTTTGGTTAACTCGACTTGTAAAATCAATCCGTGAGATTTAGCCAACTCTCTGGCATTCATCCATGTATCCGCATGGATATTCGGACCTTCGTATTCATCGCCATCTAAAAAAAAAGAAGTTGAAAATATTTTCATCAATAATAATTTGCGATTCTATTATGCTCCAAAGGTTCATCCTCTTCATCGGAATACAATGGAACGAACCCGCCTTGCCTGAATCTTAACAGAGCTTGCGTTGTGCTATCAACTAAATCGTCATGTTCCATGTTGGGGAATCCTGCAAATTCTTCTATGACTTCTTCCGCCCATCGTGTTGAGGGGTGCCATACCACGCCTGATGCAAATAAATCGGAAACCGCATTCACCCTTGAAATCTTATCATTGCCGCGACTCGGTGTGTATTCCTGCACGGGTATCCCCATTTGCCTTAATTCAAAGATAAGGGGGGTACCAGCCGCTTTCGCTTCGACAATGAATGCATCCGGTTTATACATCTGATATTTATCCATTGCCTTCTTTTTCAACTCTGGAAACTCCAAGCGTTCCTTGTAGGCATCCAGTAAAATTAAATTCGGTGCAAGCTTGCCTTCATCGTTCTCACGATAGAATACTCCCCATGTGGTACAGGCGGAGTAGTCGGCTCGCTGTGTTTTCAGGAATGCCGTATCCCATGATTGAATAATGAAATCACAATCGGGAGGATTAAGACCTTCCCATTCTTTCCACCATTCGCGTTTGACCAATGCACCTTCTTCCGAAGTCGGGTCCTGTTGGTACTGAGCCATCCATTTACTGCTCGGTAGTTCCGACCTGAGTGCATTTAATTCATCTATATCCCAAAATTCAGCCCATAACGGATTACCTGACGGCATAATTGCAGGTAATTCAATCACTTCCCACTTCTCTGTGCCACCACGTTTGATGCTGGAATCAACCAATTGACCGGTCAGGTCACGATTATGCCAGCGCGTCATCACGACAACGATGGAACCCTTCGGTTGTAGACGCTGTCTTGGACCAGAGGTGTACCATTCGTAAGTGCGATTGAATATGTTGATATCCGCACTGACACCTTCCTGTTCCGAATGCGGGTCATCGATCACCAATAGATCGGCACCTTTACCCGTTACCGCACCGCCAACACCGATAGCAAAATACTCGCCACCCTTGTTGGTATTCCAACGACCAGCCGCCTTGCTATCCGCTTGCAGACTGACATCGGGGAAAATACTCTTAAAATCGGTACTGTTGACCAGATTACGCACCTTTCTGCCGAATCCCACCGCCAGTTCTGCGGTATGTGCAGTCTGAATGATCTTCTTTTCTGGATATTGACCCAAAAACCATGCAGGTAACAGGTAGGAAGCAAACTCCGACTTGGTATGTCGTGGCGGCATATTGATAATCAACCGCTTCAGCTTGCCTTGTGCAACCCGTTCAAACGCTTCAGCCATGATGGAGTGGTGTTTACCTTCAATAAAGGCAGCCCACATCTCTTTTACAAACGGCATAAACCCGTCATGACACTTCTCAGACCTTTCGGCACGTTCAAGGTCACGAAATAACTCGACATACTCACGCTGTTCATCAACAGGCAAGCTCTTTATCATATTCAGGGCTTTATTATTCAGAAAATTCACCATATGGTAACCAGATGTTATATATACCTAATAGTGTATATACCATATAACTAAAATAAATTACTTAGTAACCATTACTTAGTGGAATTAGTAGGTACCTACTATTTATTAGGTAGATACCTCTGGCTAGATTATAACAAAATACCTACCCTTCACAGAAAAAGCAATAAATTTTTGAAAAAAATATTGACCCGTCTAGGATTCCTACCCTTTTTCCTGAAAAAAAATATATTTTGCGCTAAATATGCTTGCATTTTGAAATATAATAGGGGGGGGTATGAAACTAAGTCTATGAATGTGGAGATCACTGTGTGTGTGTGTCGGACAAGTACCCTAATCCTAAAAGCGGGGGGTGGGGGTCGCCATAGAAATCCAGTCTTTTTTACCTATGACGTGATAGTCCTACAGTGTCATTTTATCTAGTGTGATAGTCGTATGGTTTAGTCGGATTACTCATTTTCTGCCATGAGTGTTTTCAATCGACGCTCGATCTCACCTTTGATTTGATCACTGGATTGTAATTCTCGTGTTTCCACAATATCGGAAAACATACTGCACGTCTTTCCTAGCAACTCTAATGCCCTGACCCTCGATGCATCACTACCTGTCTTGGACTCCTCATACAATTGTTCTATGACGTAGAGTCTCGTCCTGACCGAGGATGCCTGTGAGATGTCATCAGATCGCTTCTGCTTCATGGAGATCGCTAGGGTGATACTGGGTGTGCAGTGTAACAACGATGCATCCTTAG